GTATCCTCGTATGTGGGTTTGGCACTACCGCCATCTGGGTTGGCATTGTGAGCAAAGTTGGATTTGTCAGTCCATTGAGTAATCTGTGATTCGTCTGTGGCATTAGGAATAATAGTTGCTGTGTCTGCGGCATCATACCAAATCTGTAGGTCAGTAAGGTCACCACCACCGCCAATAATAGCATCGCTTAGTGTTTCTGGTTCTGCAATAACCTGTGCTGTTACCCAAGGACGTTTAACTAATAGTCCATCTGGGTTTGGAATATCATTTACTGCATTTACATTATAGTTTGTAGGCAGTGCAGTTAGATCGTACATACTGTTGGCACGAGCATAGTTTGCTGTTGCGTCATCAACACCATTATCACTCCAAGTGCCGCTACCTTCTGTGATCACTCTACCCTTGCGTTTTGCTTGTGCAAGATCAAGTTTGGCAACCTGTCTTAGTTGTTTGTTTGCTAGTGTTGATATACCGTTAGCTGCCATTGCCTATTCCTTATTCTTCGTTGGTGCCTTGACTCCAACACCATTCGCCTTCTGTGAATACTGCCCAGGCCATTGAATGTTCTTGTAAAGCCGTGAATGGTGCCCATTCTGCCGTGCTACTGGCACCTGTGATTCTTACGCCGCTGTTGTCAAATGCGTATCTTGCTCTACAGTTTACTCTAATATCGTTTATGTTGCCTGCGCCATCTGAACTTGCCACAAAGGTCATCATCTGTCCTTCTTGACCATTAGCCAATGTAAAGGTTGTTCCTGAGCCGTTGGCAATCAATACTACTGTGCCAGCACTTAGCGGTATTTCTTGCGGAGACGCTTCTCCTGATAATCTCACAGACCTTTTGCCTCTTTGCGGTCTGTTTGGGTTAATGCTACTTAAAATTGCCATTATTCATATCCTCTCGGGTCTTTTACTCTAATATCTGCAGGGTGTTTAGGACCGTTTACACCGCCGCCTGCATCTGTTGTTACTGCACTAATAGGCGCAACTACTTCGTTTGGTCTGTTGGCTACACCATCAAAGCTCTGTGGGTCAAGCATTGCTAAAATATGTTTAAATCTGCTATCTGAATCATTGTTTTGATGTACGTGAACTTCTGCCTCAACACCATCTTCAATGTCGTGTGGGCCATCTATTTCATCTAATAGGTCAAGGACCTGTCTTACTACGTCTGTTGCTCTCATACTAATATTTATACAAAGTTTGGTCCGTGTACCCAACCAACTAAACTTTTACGCACTCCTTTTGTAACTGGCTTGACACAATGCGGCATTGCACTTGGAAAGAAGATTGCTGTGTTTCTTGCAGGAACAAACGTATCTGGTTGTCCAGGACTACCGGGTATTTCTAGTTCTCCGCCTTCGTAATCATCATTGAGCAACAAACTAAAACTTAGTTTTCTATTACTGCCCATAGGATTATGTAATCCTGTGTCTGTATGAACTTTATAATGTCCTCCTACGCCATACTCGCCATACTGTATAGGCTCTAAGAATTGTAAGTTCCAATGAAAATGATGATCGTTTACATACTTTATAAGTTCGCCGAGCAGTTGATATACAGGTTGTGTGCTTTTATCTTCTGCATCTAGCCAAGCAATGTCTGTGACTCGTACTTCGTCATTATCTGGTACATTGGATTGTATTTTTGCTGCCTCTAGTTTCTCTTTTGTAAAATAACTGTCTAAGAATTCTAAATGCTCTTGCGGAAGTACATTATCAACTTCAAAAATAAACTGTCCGTGTAGTTCTGGATTAATTAAAGGTATCATAAAGATATTTAACAATTAACTGCACAGATAAATAGAAATATGATTAACCAAGATCCTTTCCATAAAAAACTTGAAGATCTAAAACAGGAAGGCAAGTACCGTGTATTCAATGATATACTCAGAGAACGCGGAAAGTTTCCTAAAGCTATTTGGTACAGCAAGTATGCAATCAAAGAGATTGTAAACTGGTGTTCAAATGATTACCTCGGAATGGGGCAAAACAAGGTTGTCATTGATGCAATGCATACTGCATTAGATCAAACTGGTGCAGGTAGTGGCGGTACTCGTAACATCGGAGGCACTTCTCACTATCACGTTGCACTTGAAGCTGAACTATCAAAGTTACATAACAAGGAATCAGCTTTATTATATACGTCTGCTTATGTAGCAAACGAGTGGACGTTGGTATCTTTAAAATCGATCGTTCCCGACATTGTGTTTTTAAGTGATTCAAACAATCACGCCTCGATAATCCAAGGTATAAGACACAGTGGTGCTGACAAGATTATATGGAAGCACAACGACATAGAGGACCTAGAGAATAAGTTAAAGAGCGTAACAGGCACACCTTGTATTGTGTTTGAATCTGTATATAGTATGGATGGAGACGTTGGACCTATTCAAGAAGTTTGCGACTTGGCTGAACGTTACGGTGCGATGACCTACATAGATGAAGTTCACGCTGTCGGCTTGTATGGAAGTACGGGCGGAGGAGTATGTGAAAAACTAGGGGAAGACCGGGTTGATATAATCAACGGTACGTTAGGCAAAGCCTATGGTGCTCAAGGCGGATATATTGCAGGGGATGCTGGTGTCATAGACGCTATCCGCAGTGTTGCATCTGGTTTTATTTTTACTACGTCAATGTCTCCGGTCACTTGTGCCGGAGCATTGGCTAGTATTAAGTATCTTAGAGATCACGACGAATTAAGGCAAGAACATCAGGCACGAACAAGAAAATTAAAGAATATGCTGAACGATAGGGGTATTGAAATACACGAAAGTGCTAGTACCCACATTGTACCTGTAATGGTAAGGGACGCATTTAAATGTAAAGAATATAGCGACACTTTACTAAATGAATATGGTATCTATATTCAACCTATTAACTATCCTACTGTCGCTGTAGGAACAGAAAGATTAAGAATAGCGCCAACACCATTTCATACAGATGCTATGATGGCTGACTTAGTCAACGCATTGAAGGATGTGATGAATAAATGAATAGTATTAAAAAATACATCTGGATGGGACTTGGTTTCTTATCCTTAGGAATGGCGTATATCGGAGTTATTGTTCCAGGTATCCCTTTCTCAATCTTCTTAGTGTTTGCAGCATATTGTTTCGCAAAGAGCTCAAAACGTATGCACGATTGGTTATACAATCACAAATACTTTGGGCCGTTTCTAACTAATTGGGTTCAAAAAAGAGTGTTTCCTACTAAGGGCAAATATGCTATGGTATTGGTTATGGCCAGTAGTTTAGCGTTTTTGTGGTTTACAACAGAAAACATTAAGGCAGTTGCTTGGAGCGGAGGCTTTATGGCACTAGTTGCTATATGGGCTTGGCGTTTTCCGGGTACTGTTGAAGAACACAAAAAGCGTACCAAACTAGGTAAGAAGATCGGTTGGCTCAAATAATTACTTAGGCCAAAACCTAATAACATCTTGCGGGTGGCTGATAAACATATGAATATAACATTCTTTATCTTCAGGAACGTGCCAAACGTCCCAATGTGAAGGTTCATCTAATGTAATTTCTTTTCGGCCTCCGCAAAACTTTATTGCCCTGTCAAGTTGTTTTGCAGATAGGGTACCGTCGGTCAGGCACAATGCTCTTAGACCATATTCAATCATTTTAAAAACTGTTCCCAACTAGGATGTTTAATTGAAAACTCTAGTTGCTTGCGATTGTTTGCAAGCTCATAATAATCAGGACGGTAAGGTAACTTTTTAGGCTTAATCAACTTACTGCCCTTGCTGCTGTTACAAGGGTTACACGCACTTACAATATTCTCCCAAGATGTTTTACCGCCGCGGCTGATTGGCATTACGTGATCTAATGTTAGTTGTTGTTTGGGGAATTGTGTAAGACAGTATTGGCAGACAAACATATCTCTTAAGTGGACGTTGTATTTAGAAAATCTTGGATTTCTCCGCCGTCGATACATTTCTTTTAACATTATAACTGCTGGTACTTTTGTTTCCCAACTAGCCGAACGTACAACCCAATCGTCATACCAATCGAGTACGGTAACTTTATCTAACCAAATGTAAGTGATTGCTTCTTTCCACTGAATTGTGGAGGGCGGCAACAATGAAATAGGTTGCCCGTCAGCATTTAAAACGAGTGTGTCTGCCATTTTATCCTCTAGCTAGTGCTGTACAAGTATTTATATATCGGTTGATTGGACTTGAATGCAAACGGCCTGTTTGCCAGGGCCAAAGTATCCTTGGCCTATACCCACAGTTTCACTTAGACGTTCTCGTGCATTAAAACATTCATACATATCATTAAATAAAACCCTAGGTCCCATAGGATTAATTACTACCGGATCCCAACTAGTTAGATCGCCCTGTGTCCAAGGGTTGATAAAAATGTAAACTAAAATCCACTTCATAGTTCTACTCCATAACTAATGCCAACACGCGGTGTGAGAGGCTTTGTATCGTGGTAGAGTCCTGCAGGTATGTATAATAAATCACCTGGATTAAGTTTATGAGTATGTTCGATATCATCTTCCCAAACACTAAATTGTGTTTGCCCTATTGCTTGCAAGAAATAAACATCTAAGTCGTCAACGTGCTTACCAAATGTTTTAGCACTATCTATAAAACTAATATAGGTATGAGAACTAACTGGAGCATTGTTATATTCACCGGACAACATTGCTGCTACTTCGTGTATTCTACTATAGTCTTTGTGCTTTACTTCGTGACAAATAACACCCATTGTATCTGTATGGAATATTGCCTCGCCTTGGCATTCATTTAGATTGTTGATTACATCCTGCCACGTAGGTAGCCATAGATCAGGTCGTTGTTCGATCCAATGTTTAAGTTTCGACTCGGGATTCTTGTTCTGCTGCATTTAACTCTAAAAACTTTCTTAGCTTCTCTTCTTCGACACACAATAATTTATGCAATTCGTCATTAGGGAACTCTCTCATTAGAGTAAAGTAGATAGGTTCATTATTTTTTTGAACATAATTTATGCATTGTTGGCTACTGTCAAACACAGGATTATAAAAGATGTAAGTATCAATACTGTTATCGCTATATACCTGTGTCATAAAAGCTACTAGGAACCATTTCATAAATTTTTTCCGACTGGTTTAAATTGTTGTCCTGCCAATAGCATACATTGTAACCCGCTACCAGGGTCAACTGCAATAACAGAATAACTTCCTTTGGTAGGATTGATAAACATATAAATTTCTGCTTCTAACCACTGGCCGCTTATACTTTGGATAATACCTCTGCCTGAACTAAATGGAATCTCTCCATACTTCTCTTGAACCATTTCAAACATTAGGCCAGGTGTGCTTTCGCACTGAAGTTGGAGTCCCATTACTCTTGGATCTGCTTTTATTGGTGTTGCGACAATCATTAGGAAGAGTCCTAATAACGGCGCTAGTACTCTTGCTAACATAGTTGTCTCCGTTCTATCTATTTACATACTGCAAAAGATTCTGTGCTATGATTTGATCTATCTTCTGTTGAAGTGTTCGCCAATCAGCTGTACCTTCTGCGTATCCTTTTTGCTCTAGGTAGAGTTTTTTTAAAAGTATCTTTGAATCATTTGGTGACTGCATAGTTCTATTGCTTGCTTCCATTGTTGTTCTCCGTCACAGTTAAAAAGTATATCATCATTAGCATCACAAATTAACCAACTGTTTGTTGCATTATATGGGAATGTTCCGCTGAGTTCTGCATCAAGTTGCCCAGGTTGCCACGCTGTGAGTCCTAAGAATGCTCTCCAATATACAGGAGCATCACCTAAACTTAATCTTTCAAACATAATCTCGTCTGATGTCAGTCTGTAGCTTGTGCCTGCCTGAATTGTGTTTTTTCCGATCCAATCGTCAGTATGTAGAATAACAATACTGTGTTGCCCGACTGGTCCGCCTTTATGCACTTGTGGATTGTCACTAGGATATATCACACCTTTATTGTAGCAGATGTTTCTGAATGTTGTTGTTGTTGGGACGTTTAGAGTAACACCTAGTGTCTGTT